TTAGCCTCTGTGGCTATACCGTCTGTCTGCCAACCTGATGCAAGCGTGCCAGACTTTCTGCGGGTCCTTGATAGCACATCAGGCAGTAGCATTTCTGCTTCTGCCCGGTGCGCATCTGACAAGTCTTTTACTTTATCTTCTACTTTATCAAAGGCGCGTACAGTTTCAGGTACACCTTCCACCTTCATACGCGCAACCATTACGGTGCAATATCAAGCACAGGCTTTGCAAGGAAGGGTAGCGTAACTTCAAATTCCGCAAATGTGCCAACTTCGCCACCATAGGCAACAGGAACAAGTTTCACTTGTCCAGTTACAGCAGGCGTATCAGGACCCGCAACAGCAGTTTGACCATGCGCGTTCAGCGTAATATCTGCTGTCTCGCCTGCATGGTCCCACAAGAACCGCGCCAGTCCAGTTGCACTATAATCCTGACCCGCGCGCATAACAAGTGCGTAACTTTCAGGCTCAGTGTTGGAAGCAACGTTGCCATCTAGCGTAGGATATTCGACAACATCGCCTGCGCTAACTTCAACGTGCACATCTGCTGCATCGCCTTGATATGGTGCGTCTGTGCCTGCACCAACCTTCAAGGTAAACAGCGCAGTTTTCATAAACAGAATGGTTGCCACATCAAACCTCTTGCGTTGTTTCAACTACACCGCGAACAGTAAAGTATCGCGTGCCACCCATTTCTGTAATTGCGGGTCTGCGCCATGCAGGATGCGACCATCCTTGTAAGCCACTTACAGCAATGTCACACGTTCTAAGTAACGCTTCCAATTCATCAAAATTGGCGATAGCATCAGACTTCCCTGCAACAACCCAAATTTCCCAACGTTGGGTGCGCCTACCATTAGCAAGTCCAGATACATCAATCCACGGATCAGCAGGGTAAATACGTGCACATGGCGCAGTAAATCTGCCCATACCATAGAACGTATTTACACCCGCTGCTTCAAGCGTATCTAGCAGGATTTGCCTACTTGCTTGTAGACTCATCCTATGCCCGGACCCGCAGAATACCTATCAATTAGCGGGCGCACACCTTCAAGGTAATCGCGTGCAACGCGAATAGCGCTACCTTCAAGGTCCGCATAACCTGTCAAACCAAATGTTGCCTCGCGTCTTTTGTAACCTTCTGCGCCAGCAATAAGCAAAGCAACATTCAATTCATCTTCTGCTGCTGACGGGTCTGCAATGATTGCGCCATTTAGCCTTACATACAAACCTGATGTAAGTGCTGTCGCAACTGCATTTGCCCATTCAGTATCCTCTGCTGCTGGCGTCTTATTACCAACAAAGGTTAGAATTTGGGCACCCGTAACGCCAAGCATTAGGTTTCGTCTGTATCCTCAGCAGGCTCAGTATCAGCCTTAGTTAGAGTCTGCTCACCAACATCATTAGATGTAGGCGCCTCAATTCCTTCATCCTCAGGAATACCCGTAGCATCCTCTGTAACCTCATCAGGCTCAGGAATGTCATCCTTCTTTGTAGGCATTTCTTCTCCTGTTGTAAGTAACTTACAAAATACTAAACGTTAGTGTAAACGTACTTCCTGACGCCCTTAGGTTCCAGCACCGCAAACCCGAAATACTGCCAAATGGCAAACACGACGGACTGCGGTCCTTCACGCTCCATCAGGCGAATATCAAGCACCGCAGACTTCCACTGCCGCGCATCAATTCGACGCGCCACAATTTCATTCTTAGGATCAAGGATCGCCCAAGCAGGTTCAACAGGAACACCGCCAATGACGCCACGCTGAAACCCTGTTGCAATCTGCTGACCAAGCGCATTTGTTGGATTGATATACGCCATAAGCGGCCTACCGGAAGTATCCTCGCCTGCGCTCAGATTTCCCCAATCCGTACTATTCACAAATACACCTTCTGCGGGAAGCATACGCGCACCCGCGCCACCCGCAGCGGCACCCGCATAGAATTCGCCAAGCGCCTTTGCAATGCCCTTGTGCAAGTCTCTGCCACTTGCAGCAGCAGTTGTACCCGCAGTATCAGCAATCGCACCGCTACTGGTAAGCGCTTCAAGCACAAGCGCGATTTCACGCTCAGTATCACGCATCAGCAATTCGCGCAGTTGATTGGCAATGATGACATCTGTACCGGGCGAGGCACCATCCACAGATTGACGCGAAACAATCGTTTCACCGCCAATTGTCTTAGGCGTAAGCGTCTTAGGTGCAGTTGTAACATCAACGTTAGGCACAACTTCATTTTCTGCTGCCTGCACGCCAGTATCACCCGTCACTGTAGCAAATGACGGAACGATAATAGGATTAGGTGCAGTAATAGGCGTACTTGCAAAGAACCCTGCAAGGGGACCCGTATATGCAATATCAGGCACATACAAATCAGGGTAATAATTTGTCGGGTATGCGCCTGCAAGGTCGCTGCTATCAACTGCACGGTTCATTTGGTCTGCAAGGTCATTCACAAGCGACTTGTGCCTTGCAAGCCTCTCATATGCAGCAGCATCACGGTTCGCTGTCATCAGATCAGCAAAATAAGAATGCTGCGCCTGCGGCCCATAAACACTTTCGCTGCGCGTCACAATTGCGCCAGTACCGCTACCAGCAGAACGCGAAGGAAGTGCGCGCCTTTCTGCATCCCTGCGCTGCTCATCAATGCGAGCATCTGCAAGCAGTGCATCAACATTGGTAAGACGCGCTGCCAGGTTTTCAACATCGCGCGTTTCACTATCTTCAAGCGCGCGGTCCTCTGTCTCTGCAATTGCACGCACTGCGGCAATCTGCGAAGTAATAGCGTCGCGTCGCTCAGTAAGCGCAGCAACAGTAAGGTTAGGCACCTTCACTCCTTTAGTTGTATATGCCACACTTCTAAGTGCAACGCGCGCCTGCCTGTAAGCAGGCGCATAACTGCCAGCAATTGCCGCAAGCCTTACGCCTGCGAAGTGCTCAATAACATCAGCCTTCCGGCGAAACTTACCGGGCACAAATTCAACACTAACGCCATTGATACCTGCAAGAACCTGCGAACGTGCATGCGGTGTTTCAGGCACGTCAAGGTAATCACCCGAAAACCACAAACCGTCTGACCGTTCCTGTAGGCTAGTAATCACGCCAACAGGCACACCGCCATCTGCACCATGCTTGTTTAGATAGGCGACCCTCTCACCGCGATTGATTGACTGTGCTGCATCGGAAAACGCACCTTGAATAAAGCGCTCGCGCCCATAGGAAACATCAATGGTAACGCCATATGGAAGCGCCATTCCCTCGAATTTACCCGGTGCGCCTTCAACATCGCGTACTTGAATGTTGCCTAGTGTAGTAGTCTGAATGTCAGGCACTTACATTTTCCTCAGCAGGCTCAGCATCTTCCTGTGGCTTACCAAATGAAGTAGCAACAGACTCTGCGCCCGTACCCTGTGCTTCAACTAGTTTGTCAATTGTCTCATCGGGTGCCAAGCCTTCCTCTGTCCTAACTTCCGCAGCAGTCATCCAAGGCTTGTTACCTGTTGCAATCGCCCAAGCGCGGAAACGCGACTCCTGCGCCGCGCGCGTAAGGCGGGTCATATCAATGAGCATGAACCTTTCTTCTGGCAGAAGGTCCGAAATTACATCTTGGATAGGATCGTAAAAGCCTGACAGAGTGAACCTATCCAATGAAAGCGCTTCATCCTGAACATTGCTGTATGTCATGGATGAACCCGGCGGATTTACATTGACATAATGCGTTGAAACGCCAAACAGGTTTGCAACTTCCGCAGCAATATCGCGCCTTGCTTCAACTGCAAGTTGCGATGAAACGTCTGCGCCCCAAGGTTGCGCCAATGCGCCTTTGCCAAGGACAGCAGGGTAATCAGGACCCTTGCTACGCCTATCGCGCCATCTACCCGCAATAGTATCTGCCTGCGTATTATCCAATTCCTGTTCAGTTGTAATTTGCGTAACTGGCGTACCGCCTGCCTGCCAGTACCTAGACACATACGCATCTGATGCCCATGCAGACATAAGCGAATTACGTGCCATCTGCAAAATGCCTACAAGGTGAGGCGGCACGCCCGGCCAGAATGCAGAGCGAACAGGGATGATTGCTTCACCGCTAACAGTACCCGCAACACCGCTAATGCTGTATTGCGTAGGCGGAAAAATTCCCCAAGGATCAACCAAGCCAGCAGGCGCAATTGCATCCTTTGGCATTGGAATTAGACTACCCGGCACACCTTCATCATCTACACCGCCAATCATGTAGACATATGAAACATCGTTCAGTGCCATGCTTGCAACCATTCGCCACACCCATTCCCTACGGGTCATGGCTGCTGCGGGTCGCCTGCAAATACGTGAAAGAACAGGCAACCTAGTTGCAGGCTCACCTTCCCATTCTGTCCATCGCTGACCCGCAATTGCATTTGCAATCAGCGTTACACATCGCCTAACTGCTGAAATACCCGCTGCTTCAACTACCGTTAGCGGGTATGCCATTGAAGGAAGCGAGAGGCTAGAAAGCGTTGTACCCGCTAGCACACTTACATTACTAGCGGGTACAACTGAATGTCGGGATTGCTTTGCAAGTGAAGTGTTGCGATGCTTCTTACTCACACTGTAAGTATATATGAAAGTGAGAATGTAAGCAACTTACAAGAATACCTGCACCGGCACTACAGACTTAGCAGCAATGGCAACAGATAGGGTCATGCCAACTACGCCTGTAATTGGTGTGCCGCTAATCGTCCATCGCCAAGCGCCATCCTTGCCAATGAAACGCCTTTGTGCACTGGCTACCTGCGAGTCTAGGAAAGGATCATCATGCGCAATTCTCTTTGCTGTAACTGCTTCTGCAAAGTCAGCGCATGCCATGATATTTCTACTTGCACCGATGGACAAATACGGTAAGCCTGTTTCAGTTGCATGCCTCTCAAATGCTGGCGCGAGCGCAGATGACGCTGAATAAACAATGGCGTCAACCTTGAATTTACCCGCAATTGCTGCCACCTCTCGTGTGAAGTCAGGCGCAGTCAATGGACGTTCAGTACGCGCAAGCAGATGCCTATGAACCTCAACGCCTACCCTACCGTCTTTGCGCAATGCAGCAACAATGATGCTGCCTTCACTCCATGTAGAAAGCACATCACAGGCAATCACGTACCCGCCTTCTACATACGATGGATCAAGGGGATTTGGTAGCCTACTTGCGCCCCATGCAGCAATGCTAAACGGTGCATCAACCCTCTCATCGTGCCACCTATTCAAGCGCTCGCGCACCCAACTACCGCGCGGAAGGATCAGGTACTCACTAGTAATCATTTGCTTAGAAAGCCTACCGCCATCTAGCGATGGATTAGCCTTCTGCAATTGTTCCCAATCTAGCGCCACATCATCATCATCAGCGCGCCACCACATACCCAAAAACGTAGGGTCATGCTGCTCTGCGCCTGTGTGTTGTCGGTACAGGCGGTCATGCATGGCACGCAATACAACGCTATCTGCGTACCCTGCGGTACTTGTCATCAGCATTTGTGAATTGGGAATGGCTACTTGCGCGGGTGAAAGAACCTCATATGTATTGAAAGTGGTCTGCGTAAGTACCTCATCAAAGCAGATCAGACCCGGTGAAATACCGCGCGCACTGCCTGCCTGTGAAGTGGCAACGTCAACGCGTACACCATTTACTTCCAGTCCTGTGTATTGCGTTGCTCTGGCTCGCGCTGTCCCCTGTCGCCTTGCAGTGTGTCCCCATGTATTGATATCAGCATATGAAAGCAAATCGCGCCTGATGTAATCGTATGGAATGCGCGCTTGCTTGGCATCATGCGCTGCCAATAGGATAAAGTCCCACTTGCGGAAGGTATCCCATTTGTGCCCTTCGTCCATTAGCCATCCAACAAAGGCACGTACAATCACGCTTTTACCGTTCTGTCTGGCAACTGATAACAGCACAGTACGCGCTAGCAACTGCATATCTGCATTGTGTTCTAGTGCACGCCACAGTGCATACTGCTGCCACGCATCCAGCGTGATACCAAGCCTACGCTTTGCCCAACGTACAACGCGCGGACCAAAGGACCCTGTGACTAGCGGACTATGAGGCGACTCTAGCGCAGGCGGCACATGGTCATCAGGCGTCGTGTCCCCAACTTTCATGCTATGCATGCGTCAAGGCACGGCGCCTGCGGGCGCCTGTAAACGCCTTGACTGCATGCGCCCGAAAAGTTGAGGGACCCGCCGGGGATGACCCGGCCCACAGAGCAAGAATGTAAGTCACTTACCCACACCCAATTCGCGTAGCAACCAACCAAAGAGGGACCCGGCTACAAACATCGCTAGCATGACCCAATACAGAACACCCGCAGGCACGCTAGGCTGCTCATCCACTACCCACACCCACTAAACTTACATCGCCTAAAATCAACGCTGACGGCCCGAAATCAGAGAGTGGCACTAGGTGCCACCTTGTCCCCTTACATGGCTTCACGGTGTGTTCTAGGCTGGCGTACGCCATGTGCAGCCTCGCGCGCACCCGCGTACCTGCGTGCCTGCGCCCGCGCTATGCACCCGCATGCATAATATGCATCATGCATAATGGCGCATTCACAGGCGCAGTTTCAGTTAG